AAAATTCAAGAAATTGAGTCGGTAGAAGGGAATACTGAGGTATTAAATAATGAAGGCGTTATAGAGCCTCCATACGGCCATGGTGGTAGAAGTGCTGAGAATGCTCCACAGACTGATACTCCAACGGGAAATGTACCACAGGCCGGCAATACGGAAAGATTTGCATCGGATGTATTAAATAGATTGAAAGAAAAAGTTTCACAGCTTGATGCATTTATCAATAATATGGCTTCTGTTAAGATGGGTAGAAATACAAACAATGAGGATACAGTAATGGCTAATGAAAAAAAGGCTTATTTTCAAGGTGGCGGCGGCGTAAACGAACCAACTCCTGGACAAGTTAAATATCCAAAAGAGGAAGCGGATAGTATTCGTGACAAAGAAGACAAGCAAATGACTGGCCAATCAGATACTGGTCCTGTTGATGGTATGCATCCCGGATATGAATCTTTTGGTGAGTCTGAAATCGAGAGGAAAAAGAGATTGCTCCGTGCCTCCGATGAACAACAGGCTCGTTCCCTCCGCAGAGAAGCGGCTATGAATAAAGCCAAGGAAATGATTCGCCAGAAGCGAGAAGCTTATTTCCAGGGTGGCGGAGATGTCAATGAGCCAACTCCTGGTAAGCCAAAGTATCCCAAAGAGGATTCGGATAAAATCCGTGATAAGGAAGATAAGCAAATGACTGGTGAATCTCCGTTCCCTGGAGTTGGTAAAATCGATGGTCTCTATGGAGATGACGAGAAAACCAAGAAAATGCTTAACCGTGCCAAGCTTAGTGCTTCCTTCATTAAAGCAGCTTCTCCCGATGGTTCTGACGATCTGGCTAATTGTTGCTGGAATGTTTATGCCAAGGATGATTCTGGGAAACGTCTTGTGCTTTCTGCCAAGGTAAAGGATCTTGCTGGCCCAGGTCGTGTTAATTCGCTTTATGCTGGAATTGCTACTCAGGAATATGGTCGTAAGATGATTCAGACCATTCGTGAGGCTGGAATCAAGGCTGCACAAGAGATTTATAGCCCGGAAGAAGGCGCTACCTTCAATCCGGCAGAATCTGCTGGTGCTGCGTCACCTGCTGCGGATAAGGTTCGGGATATTATGAACAAGTATGTTTGTAAGAAGCTTCCGAATGAGTCCGCTTTCCGCGCTTGTTCAGAAAATGAAGCAAAGATGTTTGCTGACAATAATATGGTAGCTCCGTTGGGCTATGAATTCCAGGCCAAGGCTCAGGCTTCTGTAAAGAAGACTGCACAGCCGGCTCCTGGTGCTGTTCCTGGCCAGACTCCTGATGCTGGAATGCCAGCGGCTATTCCAACTGGTCCGGTTGATGCCGATCCAGGTGCCGATCCTGCTGGTGATGATCCGGGTTATGCTGGAGAAACTGGTAGTGCTGTTGATACCCTAAAGACTAATGTAGATGAATTGGGTAATCTACAGGCCGAGTTGCAGAAGGGTCTTGAAACCTTAGAAGAAGAAAAGGGCGAATTGGTTGAAGGGCCGGCTGCACCAGCTGGTGCCGTAACCGCATCTGCTATGCGAAGCAAGCTCAATGCGGCTTTGATTAAGGGATTCAAGCAGTCCATTGCTGAAACGGCAGATGTTAAAGAGGAATTAGAACTTATTAAGCACGTTGTATCCAGTGGAGCAGATGCTGGAAATCAAGAGCTTGTTAAGGAGCTTTATGCAGACGCTAAAGCTGATATTAAGAAGGTTAAGGCTAACGTTCATACTATGCTGGAATCCTTCGTAAGATATGCAAATGGCAATGCATTGTTTGCTAAGGTGGCGCAGCTACAAGATGTTGATATGCCTCTGCCCTCTGAACCACTTAAAGGAGATGATATGCCGGCTGATGATTTTGATACTTTCTTAAGAGATCTAAATTCCGAAACTGATAACCTTGCCGCAGATGACAAGAAAAAGAAGGGCAAGCTTCCTTGGGACAAGGATGAAGACGAAGATGAGGAAGATGAGAAAGAGGAAAAGGCCAAGGCTAAGAAGGAAAAGGAAAAGGAAGAGGAAGAAGAGAAGAAAGAGAAGGAAGAAGAGGAAAAAGAAGATGAGGACGATCTTAAGTATGATTCAGCTGCTAAGACTCTAGAAGGAGAGCCTGAAGAGATTAAGAAAGCAATTGCTGGAATGACTCGTCAGGAACGTGATCTTCTTCGTGTTAAGCTTGCTCAGAAGGGAATTCAGTTCTCTGATATGCTAGGTAAGGCACATCCTAATGGTGGAACGACTACACAGTTGGATGTCAAACCGACTGGTGCTGGGGCCAAGGTAGAAGATTTGGAAGAGATCCATGATGAAGCGATGCGAGTTGCTTTAGCAGTACCGAAGGCCACGAAGGCTGCAGCTGAGAAGATTCAGATGTTGGTTACAGCTGGAGAGATTGATCCTGCCAAGGACTTCCCTGCTTTGATTGCTGAAGGTTTGGATTCGGCGGCGGTTGCTTACTGGAAGAAATTCTGGGGAGAGGCCAAGGATCCAGAGGCTAGCAAGTTTGTTGGAGATCTTGTGAAGGATTACCAGACCAAGAAAGCTGCTGTTGATAAGCAGGGACTACAGGTCAAGATTGCCAGGTGTTATGAAGCGGCTTATAGTATGGCAGAACGTGGTTTGATTAGTCGCGATCCTCGCAGTTTGCGTCAGCAATCAGATCGTTTGATGACTTATGATGATGGTCCGTTTGAGGATTTTGTGAAGACTATCAATAAGCTTCCAATCAAACAAGCTTCGGTATCTGATATTGCGTCGATTAATGGAATGCAGGATAGTGTAGTTACAGCTACAAATGCAATGTCGAGTGTTGCGGCTCCTGAGAGCTTGGTTGATTCGTTTGCTCAAGCATTCAACGGACGTAAGTACTAATTAGAAGCCATGGGGCCGAGAAACCTCGGCCCCATCTGGTATTGGAACTCTTTTTCTTGAGGAATAATATGTTTGGAAAATCTAAACTTGGTGATTCTGTAGCGGCTGAAATGGATCGTATCCTTGGGGATTCGGAATTCCAATCGGTATTTGCTAAGCCTGAACTAACTGCTGAATATGATTCAGCTTTATCTTCGGCTCCATATAAGGCATTTGTTCGTGTTGCTAGCAATAAGTCTGAAGATCCTGAACAGAAGGCGATTGTAATAAAGTATTTAGTTGATACAATTACACAGGCGTCTGCTGCTTTGGATAATATTGGATTTGAGAAGAGTGCAACTGTAGCATTAGCTCTTGCTAATGGTATTATGAAGGAAGCTGATGATCTAATGTTTGATGATCCTTCTGGTGGTCGTGTTGTTGAAATGATGGGCAAATCTCCACTGGAAATGGTTGATTCTGATGAGGGTGGATTAGAAGTAGGTACTGGAGAAGAGTCGGATGAAATTGCGTTATTGACAGATGAAGCTCAGCAAAAGCTTGATGATGGAGACGCTGTTGGAGCTAGAAACGCTTGGCAGAAAGCGTGGGATAAGCTGCAAACAGCCAGCGGTGCATACAATTCAGAAGAAGAGTACCATAATAAGATGGATGAGTTGGCCGCTTTGCGTGACACAATTTCTGAATCAAATCCGGATATGGATAATTGCCAGAATTGTGGTGATATGTTAACCGTAGAAGCTACATATAAGGCTATTCTGGCTAAGTTAGGCAAAGAAAAGGAAGAAGACAAAGAAGCTGACAAAGCTAAGGCTGCAAAGAAGTGTGTTGATTTTGCTAAGAAATGCATGAAAAAGAATAAAGTTAAGGGCAAAGCTGAGGCGGTAGACGGGGCTTGTGAAGTAACTTGTGAAGGAAAGAAGGAAGAGCTTGGTGAATGCGAAAAGTCTATAAAAGAGTTCTGTAAAGAGCAGAAGGTTACGTGTAAGTGCAAGAAGACAGTAGAAAAAGAGGAAAAGAAGGCATTTGTTATTCGTGATAGATCTGTAATTGAAGCAATGAATGAGATTGATAGTTGGCTTAAGGAAGGATAATAATGGCAACCCCATATAAAACACTTTCGGTAGCTGATGAATTAGCTTATCTTATGGATAAGGAATTAAAGTCAGAGGCGGCTGAAAATTCTACTGGAGCTAATAAACTACAGGAAGGATTGAATTGTTTGCATAAAGCAGCTGGTATGTTGGAGCATTTGCGGGAGCATAAGGCGGCAGAAGCTATTACTGTAATTATCGAAAAAATGGCAGGCAAATAATGTGGGAACATCCAAAAATAGGCGACGATTTGCTAATAGATATGGAGAATATCCTGCGTAAAAATGCATTTGTTGAAGAAACTCAGAAGACTAATGAGAGAATAGAGGTATTGGAACTATTATCAACTGCTGCTCAGAATTTTGAAATTGTAGGAAAGAACAAGGAAGCAGAGGCTATAACCAGGGTAATTGAATTTGTGGCTATGCCCAAAAAGACTGCTAGTTTGGCAGATTTGGGAGAATTTTTGCAATCGGTTAAAGAGATGGTGGATGAAGCGGTTGATCTTGGACTTTCTGGAAAGCAGACAGCTTGTACTGCAAAACTAACAGAAGCGAAGACATTTGTTAGAGAAGCGATGCTTGGGAATCGTGTAGATGGACTAACAGAAGAGAAGGCTTTGAATTTATTGAAGGTAATTGATCAATATAATAGTGATAATCAGATTGGACGGCTGGATAAGACTGTAAAAAGTGTATTTGCATCAAGCAAAGGGTGGGCTGTGAATTTGTGGGGATCTGATCCGGATGAAGAAAATGATGATTGTTGGGTTGGAGACGGTTTTGCTACTGAAGAAGAGGCAAGAAAAGTATTTGAGGATCCGTGGAATACGTTCCAAAAGTCGTATTTTTCTAAAGGAACACATACTATAGAATTAGACGGGCCTGGTGTTCATGAAACGAGATTGAACCCTGAATTTAAGGGAAAAGAAATTGGTGATGACGATTGGAAGCGGGAACAGGCAATGCAAGCTGGAATGGGTGGCGGAACCGATGCATATAATGATGCAATGGGATTTTCTGTAGAAGAGGATGGGGATAAGCAGGATTGGGATCGTGAAAGTCACGAAATGCATGAGTTGCAAGAAGATTGGAGTGATTTGAACTCTCTTTGGGGATAATAATATAAAAATAATGCTTAGAATTCAGAGACCCCTTTTCCAAAAGCAGAGGGGTTTTTGTTATTTTCCTGATATATAGATAGTTGAGGTAAATTATGTTACGAATTGTACAATCTGGCAACAGCATGCCTTTCAGCTTTCCGGTAGATCCTTCCGCGGAATTTCAGCCCGGCCAGCTGGCCCAACTTAATGTAATGGGAAATAACGTAGTTTGTGGAGTATCTGATGGCATGGCTCCAATTGGGGTAATTGACGATATTAAAACCAATTCTTTTCTAGCTTGTTCTATAGATGAAATTGTAATTGCTGGACCTATTATTGGTGTTGTGGGGCCAAGAGGGGTAATGATCACCCCTACAGATGTCAAAGTAGAGCTAGCAAATGCTGGAATTTCTCCTGGTAGTTTTGTATCTGATCCGGTAGATGTAGAACTTATTCCTAGGAATGGAGTTATTGTATTTTTAGCTGGAACTGAGTTAAATTTGGATGCTGATGGTGATGGAATATATGATTCTATTAGAACTGTAGTTAGTTATACATATTATGTGCCTAATGTACCTGGAGATGATTCCACGATAGCATCTGGGCGTGTTACAGTATGGTTTCAGAGATTTATTGGTCAGACTGATCAATTTGATACAACTCAGAGATATCCAATTAATTCGCCATTATTTGTAAATGAGGAGGGCAAATTTACATCTAGGCAACCTTCGGCGAATCATCCTGGGGTGGCATTTGTAACGGGAAGTCCGTCTTCTGTATTTTCAAGTATGGAATTTGTTTGGACCTAGATTGTAGATTTGCCGGGCATAATCCAGCATTATTTTAGTTGAGGCTATAATTGTATTTTGAGGCATAGAATGACCCTAAAGCATATCAATTTTGACAATAGTGAAGTGATGCGGGAGCTAGAGAGGCTGGATGCAAAGAAGAATCCAGGGCATGTTTGGAAGCCAAAGTCTCTAGAGAAGAAAGCATCTATTAAGCATACTGGTGATTTATTTCATGATATGATTATGCTTGTAGCTTCGTTACGGGAGGCTGGGAAAATCTCTGAAGCGAATAGACTTCAGGAGAAGATTTCGTTATACAAGAAGGCAGAGAATGTACATCTTTACAGGGCGATAGATGAGGATGGGGAAGATTTGCTTGAATTTGCTCATCCTGAGGGAGATGTAGAGGTGGCGCCTAGTGCTAATGGGTATGGTAAGGTAGAGACGCTTTTGGGGCAGCACAAGAAGATTGTGGACATGATACAGAAGAGTCCTACGGGCAAGCAGGCGTCGGCAAAGGATACTTTGCTGGCCAAGGTGGCTAAGGATTTGGGACTGGAGAAAAGGGGGCAGGAAGCTGGAGCTATCAAAAAATTAAATGATGCTGCGGAGATGTTATCAGCGGTAATTACTAGAATTGGTAAAAATAATCCAAAGTATGAATTTGGTGGTGGTATTGTACGAGATCCATTTATTGAGCTAGTTGTTAGTGGAGAGTCTTCATTTTCTAGAATTATACTTCAAGGAACTGGAAATGCTACTACACCATTTAAATTTAATAAACCAGATGAGTTAAATGCTTTTAGAATATTTGCTGGAGCGGGTATTTTTGATGCAGCCAGAATGGATTATGAAAAAAAGATAACTGATGAAACAGGATCAAATGATGATTTTGAAAGATTATTTACGGATTGTGTAACGAATGCAAATGCGAATATTAAAAAGGCCTTTGCAGAGATACAGACTAATGTATCTTTACTAACTAATACAAATCTTTCGCCAGACCAGCTAATTAAAGTAATAGATAAAGTTATTCTTTTATTAGGTAGCGAGAGGGATCGATATACGTGGATTCTTGATTTGTGGACGGGCTATAATGACGAATGGATGGCTCTAATTAGATCTAAAATTCAAAATGTAGTAAAGGCGGCTACTGTTGTTAGATCTGAAATTTCAAAAAATCAGTTATCTTTATTAGATTCAGCGCTACAGAAGTATAAAGAAGCTACAAATCTAAATGCAAAGTGGAACACAACTAATGGAAATCAGAAACAAATTAATCAGAGATATATTGATTCTATTATTACAGCGATAATAAAGATAAAAACAGCAAATACTCAAGAATTAAATGAACAACTTACGTTCTTAAAAAGTAGCACAGATTATTTTGGTAATTCTTTTAGCAATATTAGTGTCGGCAATTATGGGAAAATGTTATTGGATGACTCTGTAGAGACACTAAATAAAATACAGACATTGGTTACTACTAAATCAGCTGCACAAAAATCACAAAATATTAAGAAGCTAGCAACTCCACCAGAGGCACCAGCACCAGCACCAGCAGCACCAGCAGCACAAATTACCAGTCAATCAAATCAATCTAGAACTCAATATGTAAACAATGTTACTAAGTGGCAGCAAGCCCAAGACCCAAACTACATACAAGCTGTAAAATATTTACAGAGAACATTGCAAGGATTGGGACAACCAGCAAATTTAGAAACAATAAAAAAAACATTCAAAGATTTAGACATTAGTAAAGCCAGTAATCTTCTTAATTCTATAGGTCAAGGGGATTGGGCAGGGCAAGCTGCGCCTGATGGAATGTGGGGCAAAAGAACTACTGACGCATTGCGTGAAGCCAATTTTATTATTGGTCTTTACGATAAAAAGTACAAACTAGATCTTGACAATGTTCCCGAAAGCGTTGTAAAGACTGCAAATACTCCAGATTTACAAAAGCAGTGGGGAAAGATCGCAACTTCTTATGCAGAGAAAATATTGTCTTTTATGAAGGTCAATCAATTCGATGTACCAGAACAAATTACTGGAGCACCCGGAGCAGCCACAAATACTTTGCTAGACAAAATTTCTAAGGTTGATATTTTAAATTCTAATCCTAAAGAAGATTTTGGAGATGAATTACTCTATTCTTCCGATCTTACCAGTCTTAAATCATTAGATAACTGGTTAGTTAATCATGGGTTGTTAAATCCAGATATAAAACTTGATTCTTCAAAATGGTGGAGTCGTTTATTTGATTTCTTTGATAAAAGGATTCAATTTAATAAAACCAGCGGAACCGAAGATAAAACCATATCATTGTATGAAAACTTAATAAATAAACTAAAAGATTCATTTAGATCTATTGCTGGACAATTAACACAAGGCCGACAGTATTTATTATCTGAAATTGCAGGGAAATCAAATCAGTCAGTTGGAGCCCCAGGTATATCTACCACCCAGCCTCGCCAAACAACTCCAGCTGAAGGTATGACGGTAGAACAACTTGAAGAAGATAAAAATAATGTAAATATGGTTATTGGTAGTGTTATTTATCCCAAAAATTGGGGAGTTCAATTTGGTGGACTTGATCCATATATCCCAGCCCAAATTGCATATAATTCCCTATCATCTGCAGCTAATAATTTAAATCAACTATCTAATATATTAATTAGACAACAGGCACAAGCCTCTTCATGGATACAAAAACTTGAATTCTTAAGAAAAAATCCAGGAGATGCATTACCACCACATTATAGAACTAATCAGTTCCAAACCTGGGGACAAATTAGCAATATTCCGCAACATCCACTATATACTCAAGTAGAAAGACAATTTGCTACTATTATCCTACAAGATATAATTAAAGCTATAAAGATAAATATTAATATAATTTCTAATCAATATAGTGAAAAATATGCTAGAACACACCAAGCATTTGCAGATAGTATTATGAAAAATGCTGGACAATGGCAAAATCTATTAGATGACGCCCTGAATACTGCCGTAAGAGCCTATAATCAAATGGAATGGGGACAAGGATCTTCTCCCGGAATATAAAGGATCTCATGCCTTATACCTACCAACAAGATTGCGCATTAATCGATAAATTGCTTATCATTAATGCCGGTCTGTCCGGAGATCCTCAACTCATAAAAGAAGCCGGCATCGTAGATTCCCTAGGCGGTATCGCTACCAAACTAACTAACGAAATCAAAGAACGTGTCCAAGAAGAAGGGATTATGGGTACCCTCGTGTCCTACCTAGCCCTCCCTACCCTAATGGCCGTCTGTAAACCAATCGGTATCCTCTTTTGGCTATTACAGCTTTTTTCAGATACCACTATGGGCGGCGTCCTAAATAAAGCCCAATCTCTATTGAAAAATACCTTAGACCAAAATGGTACCGTTACTAAAGAAGATGCTACCAGAATCAGTAACGAAGCTACCCAAGGCCTAAATACTACCGCTTCCCTGGATCTCCTTAGACAATTGGAAAAACAAGGCCAATTATCTAAATTCGCTTGGCCTGGCCGTAGTCGTTATCGTAGTTCCAGTGGAATTCTAGATAAAGCTAATCCTTTGTCAGCCATAAAAGGAAAACGAGGAACTTTCGGTATTATGCTAGGAATCCTCAAATGGTTCATTATTACCGTAATTATGGGCTTCGTCGGCGTCGAAGGTACCCAGTGGGCTAAAGAAAAGTTTACCGGAAAAAATCAGCCGGCCGAATCAGAAACAGAATCAGATGAAATGGTTCCCCAAATTATCGGCGTTCCACAAGCTCTGACAAATGCCCTATACACTAAACCACAGACTTCACAACAGCCTTCTGTGCCAACTGTGACCTTCCCCCAGACTACCCATGATCTGGCTCCCAGCGGTCAAGGAGAGTCCTACTTCATCAATTCTAACGCCAATCAATGGTGGGCCAATATTCCTAACGGAAATGTAACAAAAGCGCTTCTGTATTGGGCAAAAACTATCTATCCAGAGCTAGCAGGAAAAGAAGCTGATATTATAAAGACAAAATCGTTTATTAATACCGCATCTACTATAAAGGCTAATTATAAACCTGAAACTAAAGATTGGATCCGAATCCCTCCATCTAATGTCCATTCTTGGAGAAATATCGTGGATTCCTTTGCCGGAGATATCAAACATGAGTAATATTTTCAACGAATATGCAAAAATTATGGAAGAAAAAGGCTTGGTAAAAAAGGCCGAATATCGTGTTGATACTCAACCAGACTCAGATTACCAAGATAAAATCAAAGCCCTCTATGGCCTCGAAATTAAATTAAATGACTCCACTACCCCTATCATAGAACAAGCTCATCCAGATATGGTCATTATTGCTCCCTCCTATGATAAAGTCAATGCCTTAGTGGAAAATATTCAGCAACGTCACGATATTATGGTCGGTATCGTCAATAAAATGCCCAACGGCAACTTGACTCAACATAAAATTGCCGAAAAAGAACTCCTAGATGAACTAATTAGACTCAGCTTCACTCTGGATAATGAGGGTCACGAACCTTTGGCCAAACAAGCCCTGGAATGTGCCGATGGCCTAACTAAACAAGCTTGGCTAGGTCTCGCTACTAAACTCCTTACATCTGGCCTTTTTTGGAAATCTGTCGGTGCCCTAGTAGGCCTCGAATCCCTTAAATCTAATCTTTATGGTAATATTTCTCAAGGAATTCAAGTAGATACAGAAAAAGCTGTGGCTGATTTGAAAGAATTATATGATGCTGTTGGGGGATCTGACAAAGCTGTTTTGGGGAAATATATTGCAGCATTAGGAGCATTTCAGAAGAAAATGGAAAGAGCAATTCCAATTTTGAGCAGAACGGATCCTAATATTGGAAAAATAGAATCTCCACAGGAAGCCCTAAGTGTTAGTTCTAAAATCCAAGGAACTAGAGAAGAAGTCGATTTTATCAACAAATTCTTAGATGATTGTAATATAGTTAAAACAGCTATTGGATCTGGTGTATTAGGCCGGGTGGCCAAGGGTGAAGAAAGGACAATGACGGCCAGAATCAGTGATATGTCTGTGGATAGTGATAAGGAAGAATCAGAGGTTTGGCAGCAAGTTAAAATGATTTGGAATAAAACTGTGGGATCTGGACCAATAGAGGATGCTCTTGCTTCTTTAGCAGCATTGAAGAGATCTATAGAAAAGACTATTGCGGATTATAGAAAGAATATTGCTGATGTAAAAGAAAATGCGGAAGCTGAAGGAGAAAACGCATTTAATATATTCAAGCAGACACAAGGACAAACAGTTACAGCTCCACAAACAGATGGAGATGATATTTCTCAATATGTTGTACAATAAATCACAACTTAATCAGGGTATTTCTACCGATATGACCACCGCCCACGGTGATGATGTCCAGTCCTCTATTAAATTCGTTAAATCCCCAGATGATGTCTACTTCCCCACATCTCAGGATTATGTAAAACCAGAAAATAACCAAACCCTATCCGAGCTTATCTCCCACTTTACAGATTCTCCAAAATTACTCCCAAGTATCTTAGCAGATCTTCTCGAAAATCCAAAAATTAAACAAATTCTACCTAGCGCTACCCCAAAAGATCTCCAAAATGCTCTGGAACTTGCTCTCAAATATAAGCAGAAAATAGCGGTAAAATCCACTAGAGATGAAAGAATTTACAAATTGTCAAAATTATTGGTAAAGCATAGTAATAAATAAGCATTATTTTTGAACCTATATGTAAGACCCAGAATAAGACAATTCAGTTAGTGTAACTTATAAGCACAAAGGTAAATAAAATGGCTCTCATACTTTTACAAGCAGGACGTGAACCTCTTGGTCAATTCGACGGTTATGATGCGGATACTACAATCGTTACCGGTATTCTCGGTGGTGAAGTTGCCACTCTAGTGAATTACGCCTTTCAAGGCGCAACTGCTGGTACCGACCAGGCCGCGAAAGATGCCGACGGTTCTGATGGATATGTAGGCGCTACCTCTATTAAGTTCCGCCCAATCGCTACCCGTAATATGCCCTCCGGTGCCAGACCCGTATTCCTTATGGATGAAGGTTCCCGTGGCTACGGAACATTGTTCGGTGAGGTTATTGGTGGAATCGCCGGTAAGAAAACTACTGGTGTCAATTATGGCCCGCATACCGCTGAAGGTTCCGGCAAGGTTACCCTTTGGGATAAACCCGGACTCTATGGCGTGACTCTCAATGCAGTCGATACTAATGCTGTGACTGGTTTGACTGTGACCAATCCGACCTTGGATGTTGGTGATCCTCTTTATGCCCGACAGACAACTGGCGTTTTGACACCTAATAGTGCCAATGCTTTCGATGCATCTCTAGTTGTGGCTCGGTTCGTAGAGTTCAGTACCAATGGTAGTTTGGTTAATACTCCGAATTATCTCGTTGCTGCAAATCAGCAAATTAACTTCACAATGGCTGTCTTCCACTTTGACCCGGAAGATTAATCTGAGTGAATAGAACTTGGGGGCGGGTCATAATGCCCCGCCCCCATTGACCGCGAAAACAAAATCTGCCAACTACGGTGGGCAGCTCATAGGAGAAAATATGTACGGACAATTATTTGGAAGTAATGGACAGTTAAATGCTAGTAATATGCAAGATGCATTTATGCAACTTGCGAAGTTTGCGGCAATCTTGGAGGAAAATGCTCCCTCCAACCTATCTCTTGCAGGGCAGCCTGTTATGGATGCGAGTCGTCGAGATGGTCTTCTTGATAAAGCTATCATGAGTCAGGAAGGAAAGATTGCGTTAGCTCAGGCAATGGCTAACCCTATTAGACGGAACCTTGATTATCAGGGAATTGCGAGACGCTGCTTAGTTATCGATCCTCTTCCTCAGGGCGCCCTTCCTGTGTATGATCGTGATATTGATGTTGCTGCAGTTGTGGTTTCCAGCAATGGTACTGGTCCAGAGAGTCGTGTATTCGGTGATCGTGTAACGGTTCCTGAGTTCGAAATCTTCTCTAACCCCACAGTTCGTATTGCTGAGGTTAAGCGTCGAAGATTCAATGTGATTGACCGTGCCGTGCAGAAGGCTCGTCAAGAAATTATGGCTCAGGAAGATGCCAACGTATTTGCGGCCATTGATAGTGCAGGTACTGTGGAAAATACCCTTCAGGACATCGCTGATGCCGGCTTGCTCAAGAGGGATTTGGTTGAGTTGAAGGTTCAGATTGATCGCTGGGACTTGGTAACTACCAAGTATTTCATGAATATCAATGAGTATACTGATATTCTGAACTGGGCCTCGGGTGGTGGACAGGGTACTGGTGGTGGCGAAGTGGATCCAGTAACTCAAAGAGAAATATTACAGACCGGCTTATATGCGCATTTATGGGGAGCCGATTTGATGGTGTCCAAGATTGTTCCGCCGGGAACAGTTTACGCTTGTGCCGATCCGGAGTTTGTTGGAGTGATGCCTATACGGCAGGAAGTGGAGGTACTTCCGGCCGATGAGCCTCGCCAATTGAAGTTAGGGTGGGTGGTTTCTGAGATCATCGGAATTGGTATTGTGAACCCGCGTGGTACTGCCATAGGTCGTAAGAGTGCTCTAGTTGGATAATAGCTGAAAACAGCTAGATAATGGCAGATGAGCCCCTGTGACGGAAGTTGCAGGGGCTTTCTGTATTTTGTTCAGCTGGCCGTATTTGTTTCTCAAAATTATTCTTCAATAATTTTCAATAGTTACCAAATTAAGCACAATGGTTGTGCATATTGTAGTTGACAGAATTGCATCTAGTGGTTATTGTTGTGGTATGTTAGAAGAAGATCTTGAAAACAAAGTGGTTGAATTGTACGAAACTGGCATGTCTTTTGCTAAGGTTTCCAAGGAAACAGGTGTATCCACTACAACTGTTAGAAGAATCTGTAGTAGGAGAAAGGTAGTTTCACGCAGTACTAGAACTGATGCTGATATTGAACGTGATATCTTAGAAAGATACAATAGCGGGGAATCTTCTGAGAAAATCGCAACAGATGTAGGTATGAATGGTTCTACTATTTGTAGAATTGTTACAAGACTTGGTGGAATAATCAGACCATCCGAAGAAAATAAAAGAAAATATGCTATTCGTGAAGATTTCTTTCACACAATTGATACTGAAGAAAAGGCATATTTGCTTGGGTTCTTATATGCTGATGGATCGGTACATAAAAGAGATAATTCTTTCAAAGTTGAAATAAATAAACAAGACATTGATATGCTTGAAAAATTTATAGATGCCATTTTTATTAATGATCGCCCAAAAATTGGAGTTGATACCAATGATCGTATTTATATTACAGTTTCTGGTATTAAAATTAAACAAGATCTTATTACAAATGGATGTGTTCCAGATAAGGCGTTTAAAATTCGTCTTCCAAAATTAAGAAGTAAAGCACAAATGTTTCATTTTTTGCGTGGGATGTATGATGGTGATGGGTGTATCCATATTGGCAATGTGGATGATAGTGGTAAAAAGCGTGTTCGTGTAATTTTGACTTGTTTTCATAAATTTATAGCAGATGTTGAAGCTTATCTAATACAGTATGGAATTTATGGTAGTGTGTCTCCTTCAACTCATAATGACGGTAATAGTGCTGACTTAAGCATAAGTACAAGGGAAATGGCAGACAAATTACTAGAATTGTTATATGGAAACGCTACGATATATTTAGATAGAAAATATAAAACTCACATTGAGGCTAGACGAATATTAAAAGAACAAATAAAGAAAATATAATAAAATGACAAAACGTATTAATATTGAACTAATTCGTAAAGATCCATCTAAGGCTGATTGGAAAAAGATTTGTCGTAGAAAGGGTCTATCTGAAGATTTTATGCGTGAATTTCAGAATTATTTATGTTGGGGTTCAATTCCTATATATCAGGTTTTATCTGAAAAATTTATGCAAAAATTTAGAGATAAATTAGATTGGTGAGCTCTGTCGAAACATCAATAAATGCTGGGCTTTGAATAATTTGCAACCACTTTGGGGAATAGATAATATCAAAAAAGGCAATCGATAGGTTTCGAGTGTCCTTTCATTATACTCCCTAGAAAGGAGTTATTGTTGGTTTCTTTTATTTATTGGAGTGTGTTGGATGCGTTTATGCAAAATATGTGGTAAAGAATATCCTGAAACAAAAGAATATTGGGAACTTCGTGGTAATAAACCGTGTCGCAAAGAGTGTAGGTTTTGCTTTAATGACAGCCGTAAGCAGTATCGTGAAGAAAATAATAATTCTTCTAATAAAAGATACCGTCAAGAAAATAAAGAAAAAATTAGTTCTTCTAATAAAAGATACCGTCAAGAAAATAAAGAAAAAATTAGTTCTTCTAAGAAAAGATACCGTCAAGAAAATAAAGAAAAAATTAGTTCTTCTAATAAAAGATATTATCAAGAAAATAAAGAAAAAGTAATATCTTCTAATAAAAGATACCGTCAAGAAAATAAAGAAAAAGTAATATCTCTTAATGAAAGATACCGTCAAGAAAATAAAGAAAAAATTAGTTCTTCTAATAAAAGATAT